ATGAACAAACTACCTGAACTTTGTATAAGTTGTGCAAAAACATTACTTTCATCAGAATCTTGTAGTGTGAATGTTGGTGCAGAACCAAGTGATGTTATAGAACCACAACTGATAGTACCGATATTAACTAAGTTTCTTGAGCTATCTATAACAGTTGTTGCTGATGAACCTAGCTTAAGATTAGCGCTTTCGTCAATTCTGAATAATTCAGTTAAGTTGCCTGTTGAAACAATAAAAACTCTGTCAGTTTGATTATTGTCTGAATCAATATTGAGCCTAATTGAGCCATTAGATTTTATTATTTCATTTGCAGCACCAGTTAAAATTAGATTCCCAGAAGTCGTAATATCACCTGTACTGGTAATAGCACCACTAGAGATTGTTCCTGTTACTGTCACTCCAGCAGTACCAACTGCTAATCTAGTTGTACCTGCTCTTTGTAAAGCTAAGTCACCTGCTGGAGCATTGATATTACAATCACCATTATCGCCTTGAATACTGAAATATTTAGTATTGGAGTTACTAGAATCTAACAAAGCGATAGCATCTGTTACTTCTTCTGTTGTTATTTCTAAACCATGTGAAAAATCAAACTTGTCGTTAGTAGCATCCCAAAGTATAGTTGCGTCAGTAGATGCGTTGACAGCATCTTGAATAGTTATACCTGCGCCGTTAGCGTTAGAAGATGTATCTCCTGCTCCAAAATTTAAAGTTATATTCTTATCTTTAACATCTAAATTAGTTGTGTTGATGGTAGTAGTAGTTCCGGAAACAGTTAAGTCTCCTGAAATCACAACGTTACTAGAGAAAGCTCCTGTTCCTGCGCTCAAAGCAGAAGAACCAATATCTATTGCACCAAATCCTGAGCTTATTGCACCAGAATTAAGGGTACCCACAGTTGTTATTTGTGATTGAGCAGCATCTACAGAAAGAGTGACGTTATTACCGGAAGCACTAGAAGTTAGACCTGTACCCCCTAATATACCTAACACCTCACTATCTAAATCAATAGAGATATTTGTAGAACCGTCCGTAACATCTAGATCTTCTGCGGTTATTTGTGTATCTACGAAGTCTTTTACAGCGGCAGAAGTAGGTACACTAGTATCGTTATCGTTAGATGCAATACCTTCAGATTCTGTCACAATCGCAGAAGCTTTGAAGTTATCTATTTCTATATTTGATAATGTATTATTATCAACATCTATAGTCTTGTTAGTTAAACTTTGTGACCCTGTTAAGGTTGCTACTGTACTATCTATAGCAAAAGTAACACCATTACCTGAAGCAGTAGAGGTAATACCTGTACCGCCTAGTAATGATAAAGTTTCACTAAATAAATCTATCGCAATATTACTAGAGCCATCTGTAATATTTAAAGTAACTGCTCCTGTTGATGATATGTTTTGAAAAGCAGAACCGTCCCAATACTGTAATGTGGTGGTAGAGGTATTATAGATTATTTGCCCTATATTAAAGTTTAGGGTATCTCTTTCTGCTGTTGTGAGCTGTAATGTGTTGTCAGGATCAACAGATCCTAAATTGATCTCTAGGACCCTTACTAATTGATTAAATGTCTCAGAAGTGACATTAGGGCCTTGAGAGAAGGGTAAGTTAGTTTGTAGTAGTTTTGCCACTATCTCCTCCCGTCGCTTCTAAGATCTAATCTTGTTGCACCTAACCTCCATCCTGTACCAGAATTACCAGCATCACCATCATTAGATTCAACTCGTAAAACAAATTGTCTGCCTCTTGATCTAATAAAAAGTTGTTGTGTAGTTGGAGTAACGACTGAATCTGATGTTGTGCTCAAAGAGTCACCAGGGAAGTTTCTTGTTTTTGTTATCACTTTTAAATTTCCTCCACTTTCAGATAAAAACTTGAAGTCAGGAATAACTCTACTTAAAAATGCAAAATTGTTCCCATCTTCTAAATCAAGATCAGATGACTCTATAAATACGTTAGTCATTTCTGATCCGTCGTCGTCAAAGCCTACTTCGTGTTGAAATAGATTTGGAGCTTTGACGGCTTGTGGGAAAGGTTCAACTCCTGAGTCCAACCAAGCAGTCCTCACCAACTGTCCGTAATACCAAATATTATCTACATAATTATAAATTACATAACGATCTATTTCTTCAGAGTTTCCTGATGGGTAAAACCAACCTACTTCATTATGTTCTTTGTTACTGAAACCAAATATTTTGAAAGCTTGAGATACATTCAAATCTGAAAATACATAATTTTTTACACTACAAGGTAGTTTTTGTACTGCACCACTATAAACATAAAAACTATCGTAAGACATAAAATATACACCACCAGGTGCTGTTATAGCTGCCTTAGGCCCAATCAACCCTGTAGAATTATCAATAAGATTTACTGCAAAAGTAAAAGGCGGTCCTATAAATTGCATACTGTATACAGAAGTATCAGTAAATATAACTATTTCTTGTCTTGATTTGACACCACCAATAATCTGAGATCCTGAAGATAACCTGACGGAACCAGCAGTATTAGTCGTTGTCGGGTTAAACTCAATATCATTTTCTTGATCACTAAAAGCAACTAACATAGGATCAATTACCCCTGTTCTATTACCACCTGACAGCGGGTCAGCACCTAAAACTATAAGATGTCTATCTGTTTCTGATGTTATCACTTGCAAGCCTACCGTCGGAACTTTGCTAGCGCTCCCTACAGTTGATAGCTGTACAGCAGGAGTGTTTGTGCCATTGTTTTCTACCCATCTATATATTGAACCACCTCTAGCATTTATTATAAGGTTTTCACCAAAATTATCGTGTGACCACAATCTTAATTGATTTATAGAACTTAAAGAGTTAGTAGAACCCCAAGTGCCTGTATTCCAACCATTTACACCCCAGCCTGTACCTGCAACAAAATTGTCTAGCCCAACATTTATTTGATATGTGCCATCTACGCCACTACCACCATTACCTGAATCACTAGAATTAGCAGTTGCTGAAGCAGTAAAAGTGTAGGTATTTGCAGAAGGGACAGTAGTAATCTGATGTTCTTTGTTTAGCACAGTAGCTGTTATGTTGCCCCCTAGAGATACTGCTTGGCTGATAGTCACAAAATCTCCTACAACAGCACCATGGTTATTATCAGTAGCAGTTATGGTGCTCGAACCGTTAGTAGCTGAAAAAGTTATGCTGTTTGTTGAAGTTTTACGAGTAGGTGTAATATCAGCGAAAGTACCACCAAACTCAACATAATATTTTAGATGTGTGCCTATACCTAAATATTTTTCTCCAGTATTACTTATCCAGTTGTGTAAAGCACGAGGAGTACCTTCATATGTGTTTGTCGTGAGTTTTTGCCAACCACCAAACTTTTCAGGCCTACCAAACCTAAAACGCACTAAATTGCAGTCGAACCACCCGCCTTCTGAATCGTATTCAGTTCCTTCTCTGTCTATACCTGGAGCAAAGGTTATTTTTTGAATAGCCATAACTTAAAGATATTCTATCTCGAAGTTAATATTATAGCTAGATTTGGTGTTAACCGTGGTATACGTCTGTTTTCATCATGCCGGCCAACTCATTAGCTCTGCCTTTAACTTGTTCAGCCCATTTGCTATCTAGCATTTGTACTGCAACTTCGTCGTAGTCTTTGGCATGTAAGGCAAATAACATGTTTTTAAACTTAAATAACCTATTGCCTAGATTGAAATACATATTTATAAGAACTATTTTTCTTGTTTCTGAAAGGCTTTCAAAACACTCAATCCTTGATGCTAAGATTTTGATACAATTTTTAATATCATTATTGAGGAGATACTCAGCTTCATCTTGAGATATACCTCCTCCCAATCTTTCGTCTATTAGCCTACCGTAACCAATAGTAAGATATTTTTCAGGAGTAGAATCTTCATATGCATGTGACACAAAACCTTCATGTATTCTCAACATATGGCTTACTTTACTTTCTAATGTTTCTGCGGTCATGATAAATTGCTTTCTACTAAAAGGGCAACTACGCTACAAATCAAGCCTACCAACAAAACAATAAGCGTAGTCAAACCCCCTGATACTTTTTGTTGCAATTCTTTTATTTCAAGTTCTATATCTACAAACTTGTTAAAAACAGTTTTCCATCTTTCTTCGCTTTCTTTTTGATGAACAGATAACTCGAGATGGACCTCTGCTGCTGTTTTTCTGGCCACTTACTTTTTAAATTTACTTAACCATTCAGGTTTGTTTTTAGATATCCACCAATATCCTACCAAACCCACAACAATTGCAACAATTATGTATTCCATTATTTTTTATCCTCTTTGGTATCTTTAGGTTTTTCTTCTTTTAATTCACCAACAGATTCAACAACTGGCTCCTGCATGTCTTTCAGTTTGTCAGTTATATAATTTCTCATCTGATTGATGACTTCTAATTCTTCACCTTTGATAGCACCTCTAGCAAGAGATACTTCAACAAGTTGTAACGCTATTATTAAAAATTGTTTTTCGTCCATAAGAAGAATTATATATTAAACTGCGGTAACTACCAAGGCTCCTGCATTACTGACAGTAACACGATATGAAGTGCCATTTGCTGATTTTAAAATTAAACCTTTATCAGCAGTAAGAATACTTAAATCTCCTCCTGAGTTTATTGTAGCTTGTGATGTAGAACCTTTTTTAAAAGCGAATGCAGACCCAGCGGTAAATGTCATTTGGTCATCTGAATCATGAGTATAAGATATTTGACCCTCATCGGGATCAGATGGGTGTCCAAAACATATTTTAGCTGTAGCGTCATTAGCTGTCATGAGACTGATACCTACATCTGCTGCATCTTCTATTATAAAATTATCTGCACCAGTTGTTGGTGTAAATGCACCAACAGAAGCTTTTATAATTTTGACTGAATCTGTTAATACCACGTCTGTCAAAACAGATACAATATTGGCAGAACCGCCTCCCCCATCAGAATAAACTGCCATAACTGAACCATTAGGTATAGTGACGTTAGAGCCTGAGCCTTGACTGATAATTATATTTTGAGAACCGCTAGTAGCATTTTCTATAAACCAAACTTTACTAACGGTATTTGGTGCTAAGGTAATAGTACATGCACTATCAAGTGT